TTCAGTATTATTTTATTAACTTTTGAAGAGATGATTTTTATATATTATAAAACACTTTTTAACGCATTCTATACGGGGTCTCCACATGTTAAAGCATGTTACGTACTATCTGCTGATTAATTTATACAGAAACATAAAACGTTTCTTATATAAATTAATCAGCCAAACATTATATTCATTCTTCAATTTAAAAAATGTATATAAATTAATCAACCATCAAGCTTTTAACGGGACATAGGCAAATTTATAACTTGACAAAATTTCTAGAAACATATATAATATGTATATGACTAAAGAATTAACAATCGCCCCAGAGAACTTAACCATTGCTAATGCTTATTTAGAATCAGGAGATATTCGTGAGACTAGTAAGCAACTAGCTATATCTACAGAAAAAGTGACAGAAATCTTAAATAAACAAGAAGTTAAGAGATATATAGACACAATCTATCTAGACACAGGATATAGAAACAGGGAACTTTTAGGAAATACGTTAGATAATATACTAGAAGAAAAAATATTAGAAATGCAGGAATCTGGAATGACTACTAAGAAAGATATTTTAGAAGTCTTAGCCATGGTTATTAAATTTAGAGAAAGTATTGTAAAAGAAATAGTTCCAACTCCTAGTACAACTCAAATAAATATAGATGCTACTAATCCTTTTGGAAATAGCAACTATGGAAACTTAATGCAAGAACTGATGAAGGGGGCAACAATTGACAACGCTAGCGGATAAAATTAGAAAAAATCTTAAAGAAAAAGAAATCGAACCAAATGAGCAAAAGATTTCTCGCGCACAACTTATGAAAGAGGTTAACATTGCTAGAAGACTAAAAAATCGCCCAGCATTGAGAAAAGCTCATGTTGATTAATGATAATCCAGTTAACAAAGCTCTAGAAGTTATCTTCGCTATTAAAGCTATAGAGCACGATCCTAATGCTAATCTTCAAACTACTACTACAGATATCTTAGAAATATGTCAAGCCCTAGTAATCGCAAATGCTTTACTTAAACCCGAGGATACAGTAATACACTAAAAAAATGTTAGTATCCCGCGCAGATATACCATATGATAGTATTATAGACTACCCTATAGAAGATAGATTTCTAAAGCTCTCTATAGAGAATTATTTAACGCTCCTAAAGATTGAGCCCTCTTGTCCGCAAACTGCTATAATTAACGCATTGAATAATCCGAAGTATCGCTTCGTAACTGCTTGTATTTCTAGAAGGGTTGGAAAAACATACATAGCTAATATAATAGCTCAATTAGTAGCTCTGGTACCTGGTTGCAACATATTGATCATGTCTCCAAACTATAGCCTTTCTCAAATCTCTTTCGAACTACAACGTAATCTATTTAAATATTTTGATATTGAGCTAGCACGTGACAACGCAAAAGACAAAGTACTAGAACTACCTAATGGCTCAACGGTGCGAATGGGATCAATCAATCAAGTGGACTCTGTAGTTGGTCGTTCGTACAATTTTATCCTTTTTGATGAGGCTGCACTAGCCAACGGAAAAGATGCTTTCAACATATCTTTGCGCCCTACTTTAGATATATTAGATGCAGCAGGACGTGAAGTATCAAAGTGCCTTTTTATCTCAACCCCGCGTGGACGAAACAATTATTTCGCTGAATTCTATGATCGTGGCTTTGACGATAAGTATCCTGCTTGGGCATCCATACATGCTACTTGGAAAGATAATCCTCGCGCCTCAACGGCGGATATAGAAGAAGCTATTGAGGGTATGAGTGCTAATGAATTTGCTCAGGAATATATGGCTGACTTCTGTGTTTTCGAAGGACAGATATTTCCCTTTAATCGAGAAACCTGCATCGCTGATCTTTCGGACCTCGATACTAAAGGTATGGAAATGATTGGCGGATTAGATGTAGGATTTCGTGACCCAACTGCATTCTGTGTTTTAGCTCATGATAGCCACGAAGACATTTATTATCTACTAGATGAGTACCAAGACAATGAGAAAGGTACTCGGATACAAGCTGAGAACGTTAAAAGACTAGAAGAAAAGTATAGCGTAGATTATATTTTTATAGACTCAGCTAATCAACAAACTCGATATGACTTTGCAGCTGATCATGACATTAGTACTATAAATGCAAAGAAAGACCGTCTTAGCGGAATTGCCTATGTTGAGAATATAATAGAGAAGGACCGCTTAATCGTTGATGAAAACTGCGTACACTCTTTAGCATCTTTAGACCAATATCAATGGGATGCTAATCCTAATTTAATTGTTGAAAAGCCGATCCATAATAAGTATTGTCATATGGCTGATGCTATACGCTACGCAATATATACTTACGAAACAAATGCTTTAACCTTTTAATCCCCCCTACTAGAGCTCAGAAAAATAAGTGTTGACAATTGCGATTTAAATAGATATAATAGTATTTAATTATAAATAAAAAAGGTGTAGGAGATTAATTACCTTCGTTCTTCCCCGTTGAAGAGTACCTTATTTTCTAACAGGGGAAAATATTGAAAAACTTACTAAAACATTTACCAGCCAATAATTTAATAAAAGGAAACAGGTGGGAAGGCGTAGAGACCCAATAAAACATATAAGGGATAAGGCTAAATCAAATTACAAGAGGGATACGAAGTGCCGCATTTGTGCAAGTACCCAAGAGCTAGACTTCCATCATTATTATAGTCTAACAGAGCTTTTTGAAAAATGGGTGGATAAGAAGGGCCACGATATTTCTACTGACGAAAAGGTGATAGGGATTCGAGACCTATTTATAGAGGAACATAAAACAGAATTATATGAAGAAACTGTTACCCTTTGTCACCCACATCATATGAAACTTCATTCGATATACGGTAAAAGACCCTTATTACATACGGCCAATAAGCAATCACGCTGGGTAGGGATACAGAGAGAGAAAAATGGCTTGGTATAGTAGATTTTTTGGAGAGAAAGCTAATCCGGTTCAGGACATAATTGCTCAGGACGAAGGTAAGCAAATTGGCACTAGAGAGCAGTCATATGTTTATACTTTTTACTATGAAAATTTAGAGATAGTAAATAGAGCTGTAAACCTGATTGTTGATGATGTATCTCAAATACCATATAGAATAGGTACTGTAGATAGTATAGATAAGAAAGGGTTAGCAAAAGAAGAAACCAAAGCATTAGAATTAGCAATAGCTCCTATTCTATCAGAAGAAAAGAAGGTTACTGTAGGTACTAGAAGAGCCTCCGTAGAGAGGTTATTAAATGAACGTCCTAATAGTTTTCAGGATATTAGCACGTTTAAACGAAATCTAGTAATAGATTTTATTGTAGACGGTAATATATTTATTTATTTTGACGGAGCGGAACTTTTTCATCTACCAGCAAACAAGATGGAGATCATTCCAGATGAGATCAATTATATTAAAGAGTTTTTCTATGATAATAGAGTATACTTTAAGCCTAGCGAAATAATACACATAAAAGACAATAGTTTTAACTCGATTTATAGAGGAGTTCCTAGGTTAAAGCCAGCTCAAAGAACTATGAAGTTATTACATGATATGAGAAAGTTTCAAGATAACTTCTTTAAGAACGGTGCAATACCAGGATTAATAATTAAAACACCTAACACTTTAAGTGAGAGGATTAAAGCGAGAACCATCGCTAATTGGAAGGCTTCTTACAACCCTACAAGGGGTGGCTTCAGTCCAATGATTTTAGACGGAGGCACCGAACTAGATACTCTAGTAGACATAGATTTTAAAAAGATTGGGTTTCAAGAAAGCATTTTATCAAATGAAAAGATTATACTAGAAGCTATAGGTGTGCCACATATATTATTCGAGGGTGGCAACAATGCTAACATAAGACCGAATCATAGGTTATTTTATTTAGAGACTGTACTACCTATAGTGGAGAAAATTACCAAAGCGTATGAAAGATACTTTGGTTATAAAATAGTTGGGGAGGTTAAAGATGTTCCTGCCCTTCAGCCAGAGTTGAAAGAGCAATCAGCTTTTTATACAACTTTAGTAAACGGGGGCATAATTACTCCAAATGAAGGTCGTGTAGGTGTAGGTAAAGAACCCTTAGATGATCTTGAAATGGATAAAATTAGAGTTCCTCAGAATATAGCGGGAAGCGCCGTTGACCCATCGCAAGGTGGTAGACCAGAAGAAGAAGAAGAAGAAGATGAATAAACGAATAATATTATCAAAGTTAATAGATTTCTTCGAGAGGGAGAATGATGGGATAGCAATGACTCAAAGCGAATATAGCGCCTATCCTATTTCTAAGGTTCCAATAAGAGCTTATCGGGTTAAACGTTATTGGGGGGCCTGGGTTAATATACAACGTGCTGCTAATAAAAAAATGGGGTTGGGTGTAGATGATTTTAAGGTTACTCAAACCGATACTATTGTACCCCCCTCAGAACAGGATATCACATCTTCTGTAGAGACATAAAGATGAAAAAAATATTTACATTAGGGGGCAACTTCACTCAAAAAACTATAGATGGAGATGTCTTAAAGATAGAAGGGTATGCAAGCACAAAGGAGGTTGATCGCGATGGCGATGTTATTCTTCCAAATGCTTGGACCTTATCAGGTGGTTTAGATAATTTTCAGAAAAACCCAATTATTCTATTTAATCACCGTCGTGATGACCCAATTGGTAGAGCAACCTCATTAGGGGTCGATACCAAGGGTTTGAAAATTACTGCTGAAATAAGTAAGTCAGCAGGAAAGGTTTTTGATATTATAAAAGCCGGAGTTTTATCAACGTTTTCAGTAGGCTTTAGAATTAAAGACGCTGAATTCAGAGAGGAATCTCTAGGCTTTCTTATAACTGATGCAGAATTATTTGAAATATCAGTGGTGTCAGTCCCGTCTAACGCGGACTCGACATTTTCAGTTTCTAAAGCTTTCTCTGAATCAAAAGATTATGAAGAATTTTTAGGACAATTTAAAATAAGCGTAGATCCAACCGGCCAGTCATCAACTGGTGCTAAACGAGATGATGATACGCCAAGCCAAGTGCATAAAGCACGTAAAGAGGACCAATCAATGGATGAAGTCGAATTAAAAGCTCTTGCTTTAACTATAGCTGAGACGATAGGTAAAACTACGCGACAGGGAATAGCTGAAGATAGAGCACATGAAAGGGCAGAAGAAGCTGCTAAGGCTGCTGTAGTTGCTGCTACTAAAGCCAAGGATGAAAAGTCTGAAGCAGATCAGAAAGATCGGGATAAGGCTGTAATTACTGCTGCTATGTCAGGTGCAGAAATTCTTATCGCAGACTTGAGAAAGTCAGCTGAGGATTCTGAAGAAAAATTTAATACACAAATAGAGGAGTTAACTACTACTATTGCAGAGAAATCTGCAGAAATGGTCAAAATACATGAAAGCAAACGTTTATTTGACGATAGAAGTGGTGGTTCAAAAGAATGGGCTAAAGAATTCTCAAAGGATATCGATGACTCATTTATTCTAGGACTAGCTTGTAATAAGTCTTGGGACGAAACAAACTTTGGTAGAAATCTATCAGAAAAAATTAATTCATGGTCAGGTACTCAAGTATCTTCAAGCACCTATGAGTTAGCTGTTAGTACCAATGTAGAAAGGGATATACAACTAGAACTAGTTCTAGTGCCTTTATTCCGTGAAATAGAAATGAATTCTGCAAGTATGGTATTCCCAATCTTACCAGACGCAGGGTATGCTGAATGGACCACAGCCCAAGTAGCTGGTGGATCTTCTCCACATGGTAACTTGGCCGAAAGAGGTGATACTTATGGATCTGCTTATGGTGGTGTTGATTTAACAGAAAAGACTGTTACAACTAAAAAGCTAATAAGTCAGTCTTATCTAGCTAATGAAACTGAAGAAGATGCGATTATTCCTATTCTTCCATTGATTCGCGAATCTATGATTCGTTCGCACGCTCGCGCAATGGAAAATATGATTCTAGTGGGTAACCACGGTGACGGTGCTTTCGGTACTAGTGGAGCATCTCCAGACGGTCTTGTTCAAATTGCTGGCGCTGCTGGATTAACAGCACAAGCATCTGGCTCAGGATTTGCCGCAGGTGATAAAACAACAGCTCTACAATTACTAGAAGCTAGAATTGGTCTTGGTAAGTATGGTGTTAAGCCATCTGACGTAATATATATCGTGTCATTAGATACATACTATAACTTACTAGAAGACGCGGAATTCCAAGATGTGAACCTGGTTGGTGCTTTAGCTACTAAAGTGAATGGTCAAGTAGGAACAATTTTTGGAAGCAAAGTTATAATTACGGACGAATTTGCAACGAAAGCTGCAGACAAGTTCCACACAGTTGCGGTTAATACCCGTAATTACATAATGCCTCGATTAAGAGGGTTCACTGTAGAAAGTGATAACGAAGTTGCGTTACAAAGACGTGTACTTGTAATGAGTCAACGTATTGGTTTCGATGATGTTATTACTACTTCTTCAACAGTATCCTCTGTATTTGGGTACCAGTGGAAAGGATCGTAAACTACTTTGGTGGGGAGCAATCCCCACCAAGTTTTTACAAGGATATTAATGGCTAATCTAGTAACTAAGGATGATTATAAAAGATTCAAAGGGCTAAGTAGCAATGGTGAAGATGCTCGTATAGATCAATTAGTTAGATCAATTAGTGCTCTTGTAAAAACTTACTGTGGTTTAAGTTTCATAGATTATTTTAGTACAGACAAAACAGAAACATTTACTATACGCGAACTAGGTACTGATAGTTTATTCTTAGATGAGCAGCCTATAGTTTCTATCACTTCTGTTAAAGAAAGAATTTCTCAATCAAGTGATTATACTACTTTAGTAAAAACCACACCATTTGAGTATTATACAGATGATGAGTTAGGTATTCTATATAGAGTTAATGATGTAACTCCTATTAGCTTTCCTAAAGGTCCAAATTCTGTAGAAGTTACATATAAATCAGGTTATGAAAATACCCCTAAAGATTTAGAGTTAGCTGTTTATGATTTAATAACGTATTACTTAAAATCTGAGCACAAGAAAGAGCAGTCTATTGGTAGTACTACTATTACTAATACTAACACTACTTCTATATCAGGAGATATTGGTTTTCCAGATCATATTAGAAGAGTACTAGATTTGTATAAGGTTAATATTATTTAATGTCAATCAAGACTAGTAGAGAAATAGCTTCGGATGCATTAAAGGCTGCTTTGTGGGAAATTGAAAACAATGATCAATATACTACTTACAGACTGAGCAAAGGCAAGCAGAAAAAAGTGAAGCAGACTACAAAGCAAGCCAAAACGCAACAAGGACAAATACTTACCTGGACTGCAGAATCATTGAAAAGAAGCATAGAAATTATAGTCTCAGGAACGAAAGGCTTAGAGGATAATAAGAAAGAGATTCCTCTAGCCGAGGTTCAAAAACTATGTGCAATCTATGAAACGGATCTACTAGAAAAATGGGAAGCAAAAAATCCTAAGGATAAAATGTCTCCTGAAAGGCGAAAAAGAGTAGCAAAAGATTATAATAAGCATATAAAGACAAAATTCCCTGGTACATATTCTGCTCCAGTATTACATTACAGATCTGCTGTAGACATCAAACAGGACAAGCTGAGTAAGTTAGTTGTATCCTTAGTGAAAAAGGCACTGGATCTAAAATCGGGGTCTGAATCACTCAAAATACTATCAGGGACCCACCCTTCCCAAGGAAAGAAAGGGAAAAAGCTGGGTTCGATAAGTGCAGAAATAGATATTGGGCATGGAACACATGGAAGCTTTTCTTCTGGCCAGCTGAGAAGTATGCAGATGAAGAGACTAGCAGATGAGGATATCAACAATAATAAGGATTTAACAAGGAAGGAAAAACAAAATGCGAGAAGGCAGATAAATAAAGCATTTAGAGAAGCTTCCGGAATCTTTAGAGACGAAAATGAAACTGTAGTTACTAGTAATGAAAAGTTAGCTACGAAGCTAATATGGCAGAGAGTTTTTAATAAGGATGGTAGTTTTAAAGAGAATTTTGTTCAAGTTTTAACTCTCGAGTTAGCTAGTGAGAACCAGGCAAAGGGGACCATGGTTGAACAAGCTTTTCAAAGACGAATAAATGCTGAGGCTGAAAATTTAATACTAGCTAGTGGTTCTATGTCTATGGTTGAGGCTATAACAGCTTCTATTCTTAAGACATTTTTAACCCCGCTAAGGAAAGGTTCTTATAAACTTAAATCTAAAATTAAACCTAAATATGATAAACAGAAGAAGAATTTAAGATCAACAGATACTGCTACTAGAAAAACTCGCATAAAGATAAAGAAGTTTAACCCTATACTATTAGTTTCACCTCAGAAAATAGAAGGACTAATGAATCGGGGTGAAGAAAAGGGTGCAGATAAAGATAGAAATTCTGGATTATTGCAGTTACAGGGAATTTTAAATACTAAGCTTCCTGATACTGTTAGGGAAAATATGAGGGCACCTACTTTAGTTAATAGAACAGGTAGATTTGCAGGTAGTGTGTCAGTCCCTAGCGTAACGCGAACCCGCCAAAATTTTATAAGCATCGGCTATACATATATGCGTAAGCCCTATCAAATTTTCGAAGACCGAGGGCAAAGAGATCCTCGAAGTTTAATTGACAAGTCAATTAGAGAGATTATGGCAGGACAAGCAAAAGGTAGATTATATACTAGGAGACTTTAGCGGTGACAAGCAGGGCATTTACAACTAGAAGAGAAGAAATAGTTTCTGCGTATGTAACCTTATTAAAGACTATAGATGGGACTGGTGACTTCGTTTCAGATATTCAAAGTAAAGTATTCGGATATTTAAGATTCTGGGATGAGATCGACGAATTTCCAGAAATTAATTTAAATGCTGGAAACGAAGGCCGAGAATATCAACCTGGCGCATTCAAATGGAGATTTTTAACAATAACTTTCAGAGTTTATGTTAGAGATGAAGATAATCCTCAGAAAAAGTTAGCATTAATTTTAGAGGATTTAGAGACAATATTAGAGGATAATAGTAGCTTAGCTTATACAGAAAGTGACGGTACTATAAAAAATATTTCTGATATAAGTATCATTAGTCTCTCAACAGATGAAGGATCATTAGATCCTTTAGGTGTTGGAGAACTGATAATAGAAATTAGATATTAAAAATATCAAGAAGATTTAGGAGAATACACAATGACAGATCAATTATATTTTAGTAGAGATACAAAAGTCTTTATTGAAAGAAATGGTTTCTTCTATGAGATTCCAGTATTGGACGGTTTCTCATTTAGCCAAGCACATAATTCCTCTGAGGTAACACTAAGTGAAGCAGCAGATACAAGCGGTGGCTCAAGAAGAGCAAAACAAATGTTTAATGATTCTTTTGCCCCAACAGAGTGGAGCTTTAGTACTTATGTCAGACCATTTGTAGCAAGCACTGGAGGAACAAAAGGAACATTGGGAAGAACTAATAGTGAGGCGACTCTCGACTTTCATCATGCTGTAGAAGAAACGCTTTGGGACGCATTTGTATATAATGGAGACGTTACTGGAACAGGTGTTACTTCCAATGTAGCGCAGTTAGCGGTAGAGTTTGATCAATCAAATACGACTACAGTAGGTACTTTTAATTTGTATTTTATGCTTAATTGGAATACGGCAGGTACTAGCATGAAGATATATAAAGTAGCAGATGCTGTTGTTAATGAAGCATCTCTTGATTTTGATATTGAAGGGATTTCTACTATTAGCTGGTCAGGATTCGGGGGACAACTTACAGACGAAGGGACTACAATACCATTTGATGATGAATATAATAATGCAACAGATCTAATCTATGAGGGAGTGGGTAGTACTAATAATTATATTAGAAATAAGCTCACTACACTATCATTAGTTGGATTGAATAGTGCACCTTCTACAGATACATATAGCGTAGTATTAACTGGTGGAAATGTAACATTTAGTAATAATATTACATATCTAACACCGGAAACAATAGGCCAAGTAAATCAACCTCTAGGTCATGTAACAGGAACAAGATCAGTAAATGGTAACTTCACAGCCTACTTAGATTCTGATACGGTCAGTAAGAGTACCGCTAGCTTGTTTGAAGATATAGCAGAAGGAACATCTGTAGTAACCACAGACTTCAGAGCTGTATTTACAATTGGAGGTTCAACGAAACCTAAGGTAGAGATCGTATTGGAGCACGCGCACTTAGAGATACCTACTTTTGAGCTAGGGGATGTAGTTTCTATAGAGTGTAACTTTACTGGACTACCTTCAACTATTGAGGGCACAGACGAAGCTACTGTTAGGTATTTAGGAATAGGCTTAGCATAACTATAATGGCCCTGTAAAAGGGGCCTAAACAAAGGAATAAAAATGACAGAAGAAACAACAGAGGTAGTTAACCTAAAGGATTTAATACTCCCAGAAAAAGTAGTAGAAATCGAATTTCCAGGGTTGGAAGGATTTAAAGTACAAGTAAGTCACTTAGGACGAGTTATGGGGACAAAGCTTAGTAAAAAATCTACTAAGATTAAATACGTAAATCACCAACCAGTAGAGGAGTTTGACGATAAAAAGTTTCTTCCAGAATTTACAAAGAATGTGATTAAGGGTTGGACAGGTTTAAAGATGAAGTACTTAGAAGAGCTTCTATTAGTAGACATCGGCAACAATGACCCAGAATCAGATTTAGTCTATAGTCAAGAACACGCTGTAAATCTATTAGAGAATTCAGTGGATTTTGATACATGGATAACTGAGGTCAGTAAAGACCTTACAAATTTTACGAGCAGCAAGTAGCTCAGATACTTGAGTTACTTGAGACAAAAGCTAAACAAACGCACGGAATCTCTTATGAATCATATTTAGAGATTCAGAAAGAGCTAGGTAAAGAGCCAGACCCTACTAAAAAGCCATTAACTGAGGAGGATTTTCCCTTCGAGGTTCAAATGGCTTTTTTATTGTACAGTCTTTTACCAAATATATGGGATGGAGCTTCTGGATCTTATATGGGAAAAGACTGGAATACCCTATCAATGCTTTTTGATATGTATGAAGTAGATTATAAAAGAGAAGTGTTTTATTTTATGAAAATGTATGAAGTATATATGGTAGATGTAATGAACAAAAAACTTACGGCGGATCGTAAAAGAGAAGAAAGGAAACATAAGAGTTCTTCGGGATAAATATAAATGGCTAACGCAAAAGTAGGTATAGATGTAAGGGTAACTGATGGTGGCACCATGAAGAAGCTCGCTAAAAATACTGATAAGGCCGGTAAATCTGCACGAAGTCTAGATAGAAATACAAAAGGGGCTGCTAGAGCTTCTTCAAATGCTACTAAAAACTTCTCCAAAATGTCCCAAGGTATGGGTGGACTAGTAGGTGCATAT